CTTCATTGAAGCTGTCATCATTGGCGCTTTGTCAATCATCTTGTCTACAGCACGCAAAGCAACTTCAGCCACATGCTCGTACTCTTCAAAACTTACTTTACCAGCGTTGATGGCTGAAAGTGTACAGAAAGCAGTTTCGGCTTCTGACTCTTCAGCGTACAAGTCCTGCATATTCTTGTATGCTTTTGTTGGCAAACAAATCTCCTGACCACACTGTTATAAGGTTCGCTACACCTTCCCCTGTTTCCAAGGGTGTCGGACTATATCATCAACCGTTCTGGTTGTCGTGCGCTTCGAGTTCACTTGAACCCTACGGGATAAACCCTAGTCTCTGAACCTTCAAGAGTGTTCCCACTCAAGCTTGGCTGCTGATTGGCATAGAACAAAGTTCCTTAGCTTTCCAGCAATTCACACAATTATCATTCTTGTGTTCCCACAAGAAGCTGCATCAGTTTACAGATTGGAGAGGCGTACAACATCAAGGAATGGTGTGTGCTCATTAACTCGTGTTACGTTAATTGAATACATCCGCCCTGTTTCATTTCGAGCAATCAAAACACTCTTCAGCAAGTCACGAGCTTTAAGCTTTTTAGCTTTCTTCCCACTACCAAGGGCGTAGGATACAGCGGCATTATACTCTTCAGCTTTAGCTACATAGAAAAGATTATGAATCTCTGGTGCTTCAATAAGGTCAAACAAATACCAGTCTTCGTTGTTAATAACAGCCTGCAAGAAAGCATCATTATAAGCAAAGCTGTAGTCCATTTTATCCAGACGGGTTTCGATATCTACCCGCTGAGTTTTCCAAAGAACAATACTTTCTACTTCAGGATCAATACACTTAAAAGTAACTGTAGCACTACCACCACGGCTAATCTGAGTAAACATCTTGACAGCTTTGTCGAGAGTAGAATAAATCGGGTGTTTGCCCAAATGCTTTACAGCCCCACCTTTAACTGGTGCCCCTTTCGAGCGCGTATCAAACTCAATACCAATGCCTGCTTTCTTTGCCGTCATCTTGTAAGCAATGTGTTCGGCAACACCAATGCTATCTACACTATCCCCTCCGGTGATAATGCAGCAACTGATGGTGTCAAAATCCCCTGTACGGATGCCGTTAAGCGCAGGTGTTGGTAGATTTACTTTCCCTTCTACCAAAGCTTTAGCAAGATCAAAAGCTTCTTGCGTATCACCATGCAAACCAAGACCAATGCCAATGCAACCAATGTGGGGAGTTTCTACAGGTACATCATCCTTACGAATAGCGTACTTATCTCCCCATTGAACGATCTGCCAATATTCTAAACGATTAGGGAAAATCTCTTCATACCAAGATTCCCAAGCAGGGTTGTATGCAGGCATTGTGTTTACATCCCACACACCATTTAGAATCATTGCATCATAAATATCTTTGAAACTGTCTCGATCAGACACACCAAGAACACGCTCCATGTTCTTACGCAGGTTTGCTTGTTCGAGACGTGCGGCAATACGTGAGTAGTTAATATCCTCTTTGTCCAGACAAACATTAATCATCATCTGGTGAATGTCAGAGGACTTTGCTGTCTCAGGGAGACGCTTATACGTCTCCATTGCAATCTCAGACCAGTTACCGCCTGTCTTGGTGGCATATTGTGCCCACTTATTAAGCTTCTCTGCACTAAATTCTTCTACAACACCGTTGTTCTTAATTACATTCTTAAGCAATTTCCTCTCCTCAAAATTCTTTTCTATTATTCATCTTCCCAGAGGTTATCTACAGAACCCCGTGGGTTTAGCATTGCCAAGTGTACCCGCTTACTCGCATCTGGGCAAGCGGCAATGTGCGCCTCAAGTGAGGCATAAGGACCACCTAACCAATCCTTATCCTCACGTTCATAGCCCTCAAAACGAATACAACTTACTACAGTGTTACGGAGATTCCTATGCTGGCAAAAAACTTTATCATAGAATTGAGACACATCCATTCCATTTTCAAATAGGATGCGATCAATTTCATCCGTGTCCCATGTTGCGAATGCCTCTTTAAACCCATCTACCAAAAGTAGATCACTTAGACTCAGACTGTAATTAACCATGACCATTACAATATCTCCCCATCAACTCATAAAATAGATCGTCCGCGATTAGTCCTTTATACTCGGTAAGGACTTCATAAATGTACTTTTTCTTTTCCTCCACATAAACCCGTTCCGCCTCCTCTACAGAGCTACATGTACCCATGTTAACTCGAACCCCCTTCTTGCTCAGAACAGCCCTGTACCCATTTCCGTGACGCCGGACTCCTGTAGGAAGGCATGAGGATGCAGTCTTCCTACCTCCGTTTTTGTGGAAAAGGTTGTTAATGTGCACAGGAACAAACCTACAAAACTCTGGACCATACACCTTGTTCCCCTCTACCAACAAATCTTTATCTATATCCCAACCACTAACCCAATTTTCCACATACCAATTATAGAAGTTACTAAAGTTGTGCCAGTCTTTAGATACGCTTACGCCTGTGTAGGCTGGGTTGTTATAGGAAGGACTGTAAGCCCTCTCCATAATACCACACCATCTAGCATACGCTTGTTCATACAACTCCAGCCCCCGACCTTGTGGTTTTCTAGGAATGCAGCCGAGTTCTCCTATGTAACCAACCCCAAAAAGAGTAGGTCTGTACGGGTTCCTGACTTTACCACTGAGAATATGAACTTTCTGAGTTCTAATCTCAGCGCCGTGCTCATCTAAAAATTTCACTAGTATACTTTTATTATTAACCCTCTCTAGAATCTCGAACTCTTCAGAGAATTTATTGGAGAATCTTGCACCAACGATGCAGACCTCGGTTTCTTTCATTTATCACCTCCCCAAAACTTCTCAAAAGCCATCTTAGGGGTCATGCCTACTTGATGGTAGCCTACGAACTCTGTAATGTTTTCAATGATGCGCTCATGCGCTTCTCGTTTCTTAATTCCTTCCACATGCTTCATTAACACTGCCAACTCCTGAATCCAATCCTCAAGAGGAAACTCTTCTTGGATTTCCAGCATATTATTTACTCCTCAAAAGAGTTCTTCTTCAATACCCATCTCAAGAGCTTTCCGATATTGGATAAAGTCTGTTGAATGGAAGTTACCGCTTTTACTAATATCATCAACATCACCAGCCTTCGCGATATGCTCTGTTGGGCTGAAATGTGGTGGATCGTCTGGGTACACACCCTTGCTTGGAAGGTTCAACATTGCATAAACATTCTCTGCTTTTTCCATGCTATCGTCAAGCTTCCTGTAACTTACTTGTGCCACACAGCTCGCGCTAATCTTAACAGCGTCTTCTATCTCCAAACCACCGTAAGTGTCCGGTTCTGTGGAGATGTAATAGATTGCATCCCCCTTCCCATCAACACCGAAAGAAATGTATGGAAGGTGCCATTCGCCAGCTTTTAGGTTGTAAGGATTACTTTGACTAATTGCCTCCTCAATCTTCTCAAAAAGAACACGGACTTCCGGCTGTGCCGCATAGTGGCAACGGAGTTTGAACATCGCCTTCCAAGCTGCCTCTGTTGCTGTTACAACACCTTTTGTCCACATCCAAGGCTCAACATAGCGGTTAGCCCATTGCTTTGCAAGTCCAACCTCGTGAAGCTTCTTAACACCTTCCAAGCAGCAGTCACGCATCCACAGAATAGTCTTCTTAGCTTCTTCAATCTCTTCTGGACTTAACTCTTCGCCAGCAACCATCCCCGATTTATTCTTCCGATACTCTACAGGCATCGCCGGATCATTTGCAATTTGTTCAAGCTGTCGCATGATAGGGATAGCTCGACTACTCTGAATGTTACGACTCTGAGCCTTGTGTGTATTGTTTTCACTCAACACAAATCTGTGCATCTCCACTTCAAGGGTGATTAGACGAGTATCCCGAAACTTACTATCTGCAACTACCCGCGCGCTTACTGCCACCTAAATATCCTCCCCGTACTGAAACTTCAAAATAAACTGTGCGTAGTGAATCACTTTACGAATGTCTTCAGCTCCGTTTTTCTCTTTGTGCCGAGATGCGTATTTTACGATATTACCTTCGCAGAAATCAAGCTTGTTAGCAGTGATATATTCGATTGGTTGGATACCCTTATCTTTATAATGACTGCCGCCGTGCTGAATATCCAGAACGGATTCTTTCTTCAAAGCTATATTAATCACATCAAGAAGCTTTTCGTTTGGTGCTGGGACTTCTTCACAATCAGCATCAGTCAATGCCCACTTCCTGCCATTCAGTGTGAAGTGATATTCCACATTACCCAAAGAGTTTGTGTACACAAAAGCATCATGTACAGAACCCTTCATCAACCCCATATACTCATAATGATCTGTTGTCACTTGAATCTTCATCTTCCCCTCCAGTGTAATGCTTGTGTAACTTACTCTATTAAATGTCATGACTATGTAACTTTGCTTGCTACCGACCTGAACATACCCCAACCAAGGCCTTAGGCTTTCTTACCGCCATCCTTTAGACGATTTTCCATCTTATGATCTTCACGCACGGCATTAAACTTAAGCTTTTCTTCAATAGCACCTGCAAGATCGTAACCTTCGTGACCACACAAATCAAGAATCCTAATCACTGCATCAGCCAGTTCAACTTCAACCATGGGACGATGATTGAGCTTATCATCCATCAAACCTTTACGAACACCCTCAAGAGCCTCACTCACCTCTGAGTGAACAAGAGCCAGCTTTGCAAGAATCTCTGTTACGTCACCTTTAGATTTAAGGTCTTTTGTCTGAAGATTTGTCCACCAGCCAGCCTTCACATTCTGCTGATACACTTGTTCTTGTAGTTTTGCAATCTCGGCATAATTAATTGTCAACTTCTTTCTCCTATTTAAATTCTTTGTAAGCTCCCCGTGGGGAGCATCCATGCTTCATTGTCCATGCTGCGTATTGTTTCATCTTTTCTTTTGTCTGTCAAGCACTCAAACAATGTTGGAAAGCAAGTTAGCCTTCTGCTCCTTGGTCAGCAGATTAACGCGACATCGGCGGTATTGCCCAGTGACTTTATTCAATCTTAATACCTCCGTAATCTTCATAAATTTTCACTATTCGCTCAATATTATAGGGATAAGTGGTCTCAGTATACCCGTCCCCGAACTCTTCTTTTGTTAGAATACCACAAATTAGACTGGAACAGCATATGCGCTCTGCTGCCACACAGCTAAATTTATCATTGTACTCCCAAACACCCAAAGATCGCACTTCGTATATAGTCTTCCTTGATTGATATTTTATCCGCAAGTCTTTTGCTCTTGTTATACCAAACTTTATCGCAATCAGTTCGTTTCCGTCAAATACCCCGTGGATGTAAGAAAACTTTTGCTTATAGTTACCACACTTGCAAGGACGACAACCTCTTTGTAAATGCTGTGGCTGAGATATTCCAGATTCGTTACACACCGGGCAGTCTACCCTCCAATACCACTTATCATAGTGTCTATACCTTGAAAATTTAGTGTCTTCATGAAAGACTCCAGTATCAAAGAATTTTTGGATAATCTCAGCATCATCCAACCTAGTCTTCCCACGGTTAAACTTTATCTGCCCCTTCCTGACAAAATTGTTTACTGTTGGAAACCATTCTCCCTCATCGCAGGACATTATACAACGAGTTTTACCACCTTCGTAGGGTTCTCTGAATCCAAGAAATTGGACACCTAGTTCGACAGCCTTCCTATTGATGCGAACAATGGACTGAGATTCACTCCATCTGTAAGAACTTCCACATCCGCAAGGTTTGTAATTCCGATCTAGAGATTCTTTACTGGTTTCAAACAAACCTTCGCCAAAAAGCTCCGGGTCTTTTGCACACTCTGAACATTTAATAAGGTATTTACGCCTAGAGCCGACCATCCTTGTCCAACCTAGAACTGTCAATGTTTCTGCAAATACACGACCGCTTAGGTGGTCTTCATTATACTCCATATTTATCCATTACAAAATCCAGTGAAACAAACGAAGGTAAACCAAAACCGTCCTTAACTTCGTGCAACATTGTCAGGCCACGGAAGTGATTATTACCTTGCCAACCTTTGTACCGCTCATCGAACGGATAGCAAGCACCGTTGATAATACCAATCTGCATCTTGTCATCCAAGCTAGGACGGATAGCCACGTCCAGACATTGCTTGTGTCCAACAACGAATGATCGGCCAACAGTTTTAAGCTGATTCATTGCTGTGCCGCCATAAGGCTTCCCAGTGAAGGGGTTCGCCAGATAGTGTACAAAGAAAATACCTTCAATTTCAATAGGTTTCAAGAATGGCTGTACTTCCCATCCATATCGCTCAAGATTCAAAGTATCCATCCCCACAAAGCCTTGTAGCTCCGGCATATCATTTGCAATACGATCAAAGCGAAATTCATGATTGCCACTACAAAAGACAAGGCGCGGGTTGTAAACTTTCTTTTTTGCCTGTTTCTGTCTAGATTGCAAGTCCCATGTAGGTTGAAGAAGAAGCTCCATTCCCTTGTTACCCGCTTCAATATCAGCCTTCAAACGACGACCTTCAAAAGACGCCTTACCTTTGTCGTAGGTGCTCAGGGATTCAAAATCAAAGTGGTCCCCAATATGAACAATAACGTCTGGCTTCTTCTGTGCAATGTAAGAGCCAATCGCAGACATATAGGACAGGTCTTCAGACGGCTTACATTGTGTATCGGCAACTACCAAAATCTTCTTACTCAAAACCCTTCTCCTCTTTCAGCTTATCAAAATCCAAAAACCGACTAAACTCTTCAGCATTTATCGTCGTGTTGTGAATAGGCGTGCTGCAAGCATATTCCCCAAGAATCTCCTCCAAACTATCCAAGCGACTATTAAGCTTCTCAAACTCAAGCATTAGATTTGTATAATGAATGTCTTCTTTCATTTAGAACTTCTCCTGAAACTCTTCGTCGGTATACTCCACCGTCTTAATTTCGACACCAAGAGAGCATAATACCTCCCAAGCAAGGTCACTCAAACCACTGTGTCCCTCATAAATGTATTTGTCATTCAGATATGCTACGGTCCAATCTCCTGCTTCTGGTCTATGTAAAACTAGAGTGTTCATTCTTCATCACCCTCTTGTTCAATCTGTTCGACAATAAGATCATCCATTTTACAGAATCCCTACTTGATTCATAAAGATATTTGCAAACACCCCAAATTGTACAATCTCTGCAAAGAACCAACTTGCACAAAACGTCTCTGCGTCTATGTGAAACATTACTTCGTATTTATTCATCGCCCCCTCCTACCATTCTAAGAACAACTCTGCCGAACTTAGTGTTTTCTCTAATACCCGTCCGACCATATAGCAACCACTGTACAGGGAAGACGAACAC